TTTTCATCGAGAATGGTGATGCTATCGCCGAATATAATATCCTCTCCTTTGCTGCCATAAATAAACACAATCTGTTCTTCTTTGGGTTTTTTGCCTCCATTATTTAAATAATTATCTAACGTGGCGGAGCGCCTATTATTCATAAGCATAAAATCAATTGTACCAAAGTCGTCTTGTATTTCCACTCTCATATATTTATTTCCTGCGGCACTTGTTCTAGAGATGCAGTCGGTTACAACCCCGACCAGTTTTACCCTGTCGTTATTATTGACAGACTTTAATTGGATAGTGTCGCATAGATCGCCAGAATTTTCAAAGACATCTTTGATCTGTGTTGAGTGGCTATAGCCAAGGTATTTGCGCTCAAAAAACCAATTAGCGAACTTTAAATGATCTTTGTTCTTTTCGTAAATATTTTTGTATCCGTCGTATTTCTTTTTAAATGTTTTGAATCTAGAATCCTTCATTAACGGTTTACCATCGTCGGCTACCAAGGAGTCCTTCACGACAGAATGGATGGATTTCAATACATCGTAATCAAATTTCTTTCCTAATTCTACAAAATTGCGCTTTTCTCTATCTGTGAGAATGTTAAATGCCTGAGCTTCTAGCACTAAGCGGCAACGGTTTGGGATAGCTGCTTTTGCATCACAAAAGGAATCCATCATTCCCCCTTGAACTAATCCAGATAGGACACCTATGTTTAAACCAGACTGCTTAGCTGTTAGGAATACGTCATACTTATTCTGACTAGTATCTTGAGACTTACGGAATTCTACCAAGCTTTCTAGGGTTTTTTCAGAAACCCCCTTGATGCTGTTGACACCAAACCTGATGTCACGACCCTCGATCTCAAACATAATGTCGGATTTAGATAAATCAGGTGGTAAGAGTTTCATATTAAAAAGACATAACTCTTGATTGATTAATGAAATTTCAGCATGAGAATCTGGTTCGTGTTTTGTCATCCTTAACAAACTTAAGAAAAACTCCTGCGGGTGTTTGAATTTAAGATAAGTTGTTATTGCCGCCAAAATAGCATAACTAATTGAGTGGGATTTATTGAACGAGTAATTAGCTGAGTCTTCTGCAACCTTCCATAAGACTTCGCCTACTTGTTGATCTAAATTGTTTTCCTCAATCTTCGCCGCAATCTTATCTTTCCATTTAGACATTTGTTCCACCTTCTTCTTGCCAACTATTCGCCTCAGCTGCTCAGACTCATCTAAGGTGAAGCCAACCTTAACAGCCATCTTCATTAGCTGCTCTTGGTATAGCGGAATACCTCCAGTATAGGAAAGAATCTCGTCAAAGTGTTCGTTTACCGATTGGAACTCTCCCGTGCTAACGTATTCGCTGTACACATCTAAGTAATCAAGCGCGCCAGGACGAGCGATGGCCACAACCGCAGATAGTTCTTCTAGATTTCTTGGTGAAACTTTCTTGCAGACTTTGAAATTGGTATTAGCTTCAATTTGAAATAACCCTTTAGGGGCTTCAATATTCTTAAAGTTTTCGTAAATCTCTGGAAGCTCTACATCAATATCTTCTATTTTAATCCCAAGCTGTTTGCATGTTTCATGTACAACCGAAAGAGTGCGCAATCCTAAAATATCGAACTTAACCATCAAAGCTGCGACATCATTCATATCATAAGCTGAAATTAGATCGCCATCACCTGTTCTCTGCATAGGCATGATTTCTTCAACATTATAAAAGCTGATTGCAATGCCAGATGGGTGGACTCCTGTATTTTTATTTAGACCTTCTAATTTTTTAGCTATTCTATATACTTTTGCGTTTTTATCCGCAAACTCTTTAAACTTTTCACTCTCTTCGTAGGCTACATCTAGTTTCGCCACTTTACCAAATTGCTTTGGTATAATAGAACTAATGCTATTAACATCATCTTCGGATAATTCTCCAACAATTTTGCCACATTCCTTAACACATAGCTTACTGCTTAAAGTGTTTAGTGTTAAAATTTTACAAGTTCTCCCCTTGTGTTTTGTTTCAATGTATTTAATCACTTCTTGGCGGCGATCATAAGAAATATCATTATCGACATCAGCTAGAAGTGAACCATCAAGATAGGTGATACCATCGACAATTGTTTGTTTGGCGCGACTCTTCGAAACGAATCTCTCGAAGAAAAGATCATATTTAATTGAGTCAACATTTGTAACTCTTAGCAAGTATAATACTAAAGATCCTGCGGCAGATCCTCGCCCTGGACCTGTGGGTATTCCATTTTCGTGACAATAATTGAGAACGTCCCAATTCAATAATATGTATTCAACAAAACCAAGCTCTTCTAAAACAGAAAGCTCCATTTTTACTCGATCATAGTATTTTTGCTTATTATCTAATAAGTCAATACCTCTATCTTTTACGCCTTTCAAGCATAGCTTTCTCAACAAGTCGAAGTTAGATGTTCCTTTAGGGATGCCTAACTCTTTATAATGCTTGTCATCTACTTCAATCTCGGGGAGTCTTACCCCAACTGGCATAGGTTGCTTGTATGGTTTTAATTGTAACATATACCATATTATAGGTATAGTTTTACAAATAGCAAGTTAAAAAAGGTAATAAAATGGAACAAAAGTGCATAACAGCGCTTTTTTAAATTTTGGAAATTTATTGGTCAATTTAGACGCTAACCACATTATTGGGCGAGCATAGTAATTTATATAAATTTTAATAAATTTATTACATAAAAAGTGTTGTTTACGTTCGCATTTATTAATGAAACATTCTTGAGTATCGCTTTGGTTTGTTTTTCTATCTATATTGTCTGATTTACTACATTTAACGCATTTAGACTTAACTAAGAACCCGTTAATAAACGAAAGCTCAAACACAACATACCAGTCTTTATTTGAAAAATCTATATAAGCGTCTGAAAAAATATTAATTTTACCAGAAAAGCATTCATCAATCCAATACTCACCTTTTCTTTTTATAGCGCCCCTCATTGGTTTATCGTTACCCCACACGTACTCATACTCCTCAAAGTATTGGGACTTAAGACTACCCTCAAAAGACACCATATAATCGCTCGCAGAGTTATCTAGATCCCTAGTTCTAAAGCTGTTGTTGTTTTTTATTAAGCAAACGACCTCATTGGGGGCTTCTTTTTTGTCCCAATCGATATTTTGAATGAATTTTTCTATATTTTCGAATAATATTGCGTCGGACATGTCCATAAACTATCTTACACGTTTATACGTCTAATTCCCACAGCTGTTTTTGAAATATTTCAAAATTCTTCTCGATGTCATATAAAGCATCGTGCAGCTGATTCTCATCGAAAGGGATCTCATAATGCTGCAATAGGAACTTCTGGTTGGTCTTTAAGCCTCTTTCTCTGTAGTTTAGATACCTAAGCTGCCAAGCTAGCATATCGTCCTTGTCTGGGGTCTTATTGCCCTTAGCGAGAGCTGTGGCGATGACCTTGGTGTCAAGAATGCGACTGATAAAAGAGTAATCAATCTGAATGCCAAGATTTCGAGCAATAACTCCTAGCATATATACATCATATCCCAATAGGTTTTGGCCGACGATAATGACATCCTCATCCATAATTAGGTCAATAAACTCTTTATAAACCTTTTCGGGGTCTTCTGCTTTGCTTAAATATTCTTTTTTATTAAACCCTGTAATCCTAGCTGCATCATCCGATACGTTCAAGTCATCCCACTTAAGAAACCTGTTGTGTTTTTTGTTAATTTTTTTGCCAGTAGCCTCAATATAAGCTAATTGCCAAGGTTTTGACGACACGAGGTTTAGCCCTTCGGTTTCAGTATCAAAGATGACGTATTTTTGATCAAATTTAAATCTTAGTAATTCTTCCATTATTTATCCTCCTTCCAAGCTTCTACACAAAAACGATCACTGCCAAAATGGTCAAGTCGTGGATTAGACAAACTGGCCTGTCTGCCAGGCTGACGATTACAAATACACTTGTATGTCTGAAATGCTTCGACATCTTCTCTGTTTTCATAATAAATAGATTTAGCTTTTGTTATTCTTTTTTTGGGGCTAATGCGGACGTATTCCTTGACTTTTTGTTTAAGTAAAAAGTCGAAAGGAAGGCTATTGTCTTCCACGATAAAATTGATTTCGTCTGGCAGATGTGGCATACAGTTAGCAAAACCAGTAAGGTTTTTATGCAAGAATGAATCATAAAATGGAACGACGAACTTTAAGTTTTTAAAACTTTCCCAAGGTGTCTTTAATTTTTCGCTAGAACTTTGGGTGCAAAGACTATATAGCTCCTTGCAACCCTCGTCACCATCTGCAAAGGCTATAATTTTGCTTTCTGATTCGGGGTTTTCATCCTCATTAAAGATGGGTAGACGCAAACCAAAGCGCATTCTATCCCCAAAAAGCCTGAAAGCTGCTGGAAAACCAGTCATAGAATCTTCTACAAAATAAACCTCTTCGAGATTATTGTCTGTAGCTATTCTGTCTACGTCATCAAGTCGAAGTATACTGTTACCGATTGAGAAATGAGTTTTAAATAAAGGAATCATTCAGGTATTAAACAATACTAACCTCGTTTTGTCAAGTGTTTTGGGCAGCCCGCATAATATTTTATTTCATGGCTACCTTCTTCTGGAACCATTTCTGTATTAAAATCTTCCTGAAAACAGGATGAAACAAATTGACCATCCTTGTCTTTTATTTCAGCATAAAAGAAATCAAATTTATATGGGCAGTGCCACATTACCGTACCATCTTTTTTAAGCTGTCCCTTTTCTTTCGCAAAGCCACATTGAAGTTTGCCACCGAACGAACCATCAGAGGGAAATCCTTTATCTAGAGCAAAATTAGCTACCGCATCCTTTTCGTCGAAATTTTCCAAATAATCTTGAATTGACGCTAATTGCAATTCGAAGCCCTCTAAGTCATCTTCTTCAATAGGCTCCATCTTCATTAATCCATTTTTATTTAAATCAAATTTTAGAAACAAAAATTCCGAGGTTCTGTTTGTGTATTCTGGAAATAGGTGCTTGATAGCCAAGCAGTACATATAGTCCTGAAGATTGTCTTCTTTTTCTTTTCCTTCAAACATCTTTTTGCTTGTTTTGTAATCTCGGATAATGGCTATCTTTTTATCCTTATACAGAAAAAGCTGGTCAATAAAACCACGAATGTGGTACCCATTCTTCTCTATATCAAAATCCAACTCGGCGTGAGCTTCGTCTGGCACACCCAAATCTTCTCCGTGAAAATTGCAATTAAGGCCATTCAAGATCATCTCTTTGATCATGGTCATATTATCTTCATCTGTTACTCCTAGTTCAGTAGCATCAGACATAATCAAATCTCCAACAGCTTTAGAAGCAAAGGGGTCTTTAGCTTTTACAACTTTATTGAAATGTGTTTTTGTTTTTTGTTTGGATAGAAATTCAAATACGTTATGGCACACAGTGCCGCGTCTAGCACCATCATTATTGGTGTCTGGAAGTTTTTGTTTGTATTTTGTCCAATAGATCCAACTGCACGATTGCGCCGTTTTAATGCGACTTGCTGATAATTTAACTTCCATTTATTGTTTTGATTAATTTTTTACAGTGAATATTCTTTTTTAATTTTTCGATTGAATCTATTTTGTTTAATACCCACTTTTGAAATAGATCATCATCCATTTTCCATTTGTCTGATCTTTCGTACCACTCTTTAAAGTCTTTTCCTTCAAGAGCCATATCTCCAAAATCATTAGATAAGGGCGGATTGATTCTAATGAGAGAAAAATCAAAAACTTGAGATAGTTTCGCTGCTGTTTTAATTGCAGCCATTCCGCCAGAGTTTGACTCTTTATCTTTATCATTATTTGTTGCAATAATTATTTTCTTTAAATTAAATGAATTAAGATAAGATATCATTGCAGAGGATGCATCAAGACCAAAAGTTACTAGAACATTTTTAAATCCATTTTCATGTAGAGCAAGGCAGTCACCAATACTTTCTACCAAGATAACCTCTTCAGTGTCCTCTATTGAAGAAGAGGATAATTGGTGTGGGTAAAGCCAGCTACTTTTTTTACCCATGTGTTTCCATTTTGGAACATTTTCGTCATTAGTGATAGAACGACCAGAAAAACCATGAATTTGACCATCCAAATTATAAATAGGGAACACTATACGGCGATACATTTTGCCGCCTCCAGCATAACCGCATTTAAATTCAGTTTGCACCTCCGCAGAAATACCCCTTTTTTCATAAAAAGTTTTCATTGGCAGTAGTTTTTCTAAATGAGACTCTGGGTAAATTTTTTCCATTTCTATTACTTCTTCTTTTGGGGTGAATGATTCTTTTTGATTTGGGTTGTTTATTAAATATTCTTTAAGAGCTTTAGGATCTTCTGTTTTTAATGTCTCTTTTACTAAAGCTGTAAATGGCTTTGCTTGTTCGTCTCCGCCGAAATCTCTCCAAACCCCAGAGTCTTTATATATAATAAGAGAAGTGCTTGTTTTTCCATTTCGAAAGATGGCGCGAGTTCTCCAATGAGAACCACAATCTTGAAGACTGTATCCTAATTTTTCTAGAGAGTTTCTGTATTCGTTCATAGATCTTCGAAGGATGGAATATCTGAGGTTTCGCTTTCAGCTAAATTGCCTCCAGAATTTCTAAAATCAACAATATCTCTCAAATCTCCGCATTCTGTAATATTAAAATTCTTAAATGCGAGATTAATAAAATTCTTTCGAAGATTGTCGCCCACTTGAACGGGTTCAATAGCTCCAGCTATATCTTTGCCAAGGTGTCGGCATTTGACATTGATTAGTTTGTGAGTACCAAATTGTGGACCCTCCTCCACAACTTCATCATTTGTTTTTTGACGAAGAATAAACATATGTGAACAGAATTGTGTAATGCGGTCAGATAAAGAAACAATAGATTCATCGTCAATAATATTAGCGCTTTGCCTGTTGGTTGTAATACCGCTTCTGTTGGATTGTACGGAGGTGATCATTGGTATTACTGGGTTACCATCTTCTAGTATCTCCTTTTGTACGCATTTTTTGAATTTATCCACCATTTCTCCTACAAGCTGCCATTCGTTTTTGTTACCACCACCACTATCTGATGAAGTCTTAATATAATCAAAAGAGAAAATCATTTTGTTTCCGCGTCCAACTGTCGAGTAATAGAATCTTTTTAAAGTGTTTATCATTGAATCAACGTCCATGCCGCCAACGTTGTAGTAGTAAAATTTTAAATTTTTAACTTTCTGCCATACAGCTCGTACTTTTTGAACAGTTTCTGCTCCAGCCTGTCTCCATCTACCGCTTTCAAGAAGATACGATGGGACTCCAGATAAGGCAGCACACTGACGAATGATCAATTCCTCCTTGCTCATTTCGCCATTGTCAAAGTGAAGTACTGGAACATCGTACTTGGCAGACACTTTTGTAGAATAATCCATGCAATACTGAGTCTTTCCTACACCAGATCGAGCCACAATGACGGTAATATTTCCTGGCCGCAAAAGAGATCCATAAATATCATTGATCTTTTCGTGAGGACCCATCATCCCAAACTCTTCTAGTGGGTTGTTGCCTCTTTCTTCGATAAACCCTTCCATTTGTTCGAAGATATTTTCTGGGATGTCCGCCCCGACTTCAAACATATTAATATTTTCGTTATAAATTTGATCAGCAGATTCTATAATCTTCAAATATGGCATATCCGCTGAGATGCTCTTCATGGAATCTGATATCTTTTTTGCTGTCTTGTTTATTTCCCTGCGAACGCTGTATTTTTTCAGTTCCTTAATGGATGACTCAATTTTTTCCTCTGAGTGTATTTTACGCATGGAAAGAGACCTTACATAATCAATAAGAGAAATGTCCTCTTGAAACTTTATTCCCAAATCTCTGATTCTCTGCACTAATACAATATCATCAATTTGCTCATCTTGCTCACACGCTCTCTTTAAAACAGCGAAGAGCGTTCTGTGCAACAACGAGTTATCATAAAAATCAGACTCCCCGATGAGGTGTATGAAGTTGAACAAGACCTTCGGCTTCTGGATGAATGCTGCTAAGACTTGCTTTTCTATTTCGAGGCTATATATCATATACAACGCATAATACACACGCTGCAGATATTGTCAAGGATTAATCTAATTCTTCTTCCGCTTCAAATATATTTTGAGAATACTCTTGTGTGTAATTTTCGATAGATTTTATTAACCCAGACTCCGTTATCTGAGATTCACAATTTGTGTAAATAATTGGGGTTCCATCCTCGTTGCAATAAGCAATTATAAAACCTTTATAACACTCCGCAGAGCCAGTGAGTTCATATAATTGTCGTAAAATCTTATCTGGCAGTTCGAATTGCTTGAATTTTGGTTTATCCATGTAAATTATTTTACACTACCCCAAAAGTTTTGCGAAAAATTCTTCTGACAATTTATCATCTGGGTATATTTGGAGTAATTCTATTTTGTTTATCTCACAAAAATCCATTTTTTTATCATCTCTACGTATTTGGCTCAAGAAATTGGCTCTGGTTTTATGAAAAAACTCAACAAACTGTAAGTGTTGCGCACCTTGTACCTCTATAGCTATGCCCTTTGTGTGGTTGTAGAAATCTAGCGAGAGTTGCGTGCCAATAACCTTAAATTCTTCATATACAGCGTCGTATTTCCAGTATTTATAAAGATATTTTCTAACTTCTGCTTGGAATTTACTGCGGCACTTGCCATTCCACTTTATTTTATACTTGTGAGCGTTTCTTAAATCTTTTTCTTTTCCGTACAGGGTTTTAAATTTCATAAACGAGTAACCCTCCTGGTGCGCATCGTGGAGTGGCGTGGAGGGCGTTGTTGGGGTTATTTACACCAATTCTGTAATATTGGATTTAAAATAATTTATTAAAAATTCAGATAAACTTTTGTTTTCTTCAATAAAATTAAATACATTAGCTTCTCCATGAATTTTTTCTGGAATATCTGAGCAATACTCTTTGACTAATTCTTTAAACTCTTCGCCAACGGTTATCCAAGCACCTTTTTTAGTAACGAACTCCCACATATATAATAAGTCCACAAGCTCCTTCTCTACCCAAATCGATGTGCCGCCAGTTCTTCCGTAGCGAATTGGATAAGGAACCGTATTGTTTGTTTTTTCATTTGGAGATTTTTTAATTGTAGCTTTAGCCCAATGTCCAATAATTGGATTGGTTTTGGGGCAGGGCAGTTTTTTAGATGCATCTTGTAAAATCCAATCTCCTCTATATCGAGGTTCAAATTCAATAATATAATTAGCGAAGTGAAGCAGAGCATTGCCTCCAGTTGCGGATGTCTGGCGGACGGGAGCCTTTGAATATGGGTCGATCTTAATGTCTGCCCTCACTTGGCTAATGAAAATGGCCATATGACCTCTTTTTGAAAGCTTGATAGACATTCTCTTCATAAAGTTGGCTGCGATAACTGCGCCACCAGCGACTTTGTTAGAATCGTAAAATGATTTTTCTATATCTTGTTTAGAGATCAATCCATCAACTGAGTCTAGGATAAAACAATATTTGAATTTATCCTCATTTTTCTCAACTAGGGTATGCATTGCATCGACCACGACCTCATAAATATTACTTTCAAAAACAAAACAAGTTCCTTCTACCCATTCTTTAGCTGAAAAAACAAATCTTACGCCAGATCTTTTCATCATTTCGTTAGAAAGCCGACCTTCGGCTTTAATGTAAAATCCTTTGGAACCTGGGGTGTCGTT